GGATTGCCCGTACTTCATGCGGAGCAGCGCTGTAATTCCTAAATGCGGCTAGTAAAATTTGTGTGGATGCCCAGGGATTTGCATCTACTTCCTGGAGGAACAAGTCGACTTCTTCCCTACGCCGATCCAGAAGACCGCCGATAACTTTGTGTTCGGCATCAAAGATCCAACTGGACATTTCCTGTGTCGCCATGCAGAAGTCCTCTGCTTCAATGGCGTCGATTACGGAACTGTACAGGAAGGGCTGCCATCCAATTGAGTGGATGAATGAAATCAATGCCTGCCGCATGCAGGGATCAAGACCAAGATTGAGCTTAGTCAGCTGACTGTCAATGATTTGCACTTCGTAGAACAAGTGGTGCAAGGCTTTTTCTTTGCTGCAACACTGCCCTTGCTTAACAGGAGAGCCGTCTGGGTAATACTGAGTGCCGTAACCAATGGTGTAAGGTTCACCACCAGTGGTTAAGTCTGGTTACGCCTTTTCGCTGAAACCTTCGTACTTGCGGATTAAGTTAATCGCATGCGAAAAGTCGGACATGGGGGTAACTATTATTACCCCCAATCATACACAAAATTTTATTTACCTTGCCCGCGCATTTTTTTGCGTCCGTGATTAGGAAGGCTGTGTTGACCCTGGCCTTGACGCGTTTTCTTGGGCTTGGACTCAAGTTTGACGGATGAAGATGATTTGGGTTTTGCCATGACAGGAGTGAGTTGGCGCTACCACTTTACCTGGAAACCGAGCCGCGAGCACGCCGGTTGTTGCATTGCTCTTGATGGGTGGCCCAGCGGACATTGCCGGGTTCATAATGACCAAGATTATCAATACGATCCAAGCTCATTCCTTCTGGTCGTGGTCCCAATTCTGCGTAGAACTCGTCAAAAGAATTGAATTTAAACTCAACTTTTGTGTAATAACCATGATGACCTGAGTTACATCTGCTTTTTGCTCTGTAATAACTATTCCACGCCCCCTTTTTAATGGGCTCATGACGAGCGGAAGGATCTTTAATATCCAGTTTTCTGCCCTTATAGGCGCAAGATCTACATTCCCAGGTTTTCCCCCGCCTATTAAACTGGTCAATCCTTATCTTTGCTTCTTTAGCACAGTGCGAGCAATTTACGTCAACATAGTTCCAACGTTGTGAAGACATTGAGTAATTGCATCAGCCCCTAGTATACCACCTAGGATCATCCACTTTACTTTATGGGACCAGTACCTGGCAGACATGATGTCGGGGTTCGAATCTTGGGCGTTATGTCTTGCGTAATATGACTTTTTCCTTGCTTTTTCTTTGGCACTGGTCGGATTTTTCCCAGCGCCCTCAACGCCCTGTTGGCCGAACCGAATAATCTTTTCCTCTCCTCCCTTGCAGGCTTTGACAACATGGGACTTGGTGGGATGCCCAGGTGTACGGCGAGGCTTGTTACACGCCATTTTGTCCTTAGCAATCTTGGCTGCAGCCGCTGCTTTTTTATGTTTTTCAGCCATTAGAGTCCTTTAAACATTGAAGTGAACTCACCCAAAATTTGTGTGCCTGTCTTTGATTTGTAATCAGTTTCTTCATCTTCATCATCCAATCCTAATCTGAAGAAACTTGCCGAAGTATCACCACCTTCCTCTTTGCTTCCTGTTGTTCCCTCATCAAAGAAACTTTCGATTGTGCCAAGAGAAGCAAAGGGGTCACTCAAGTCAAGGCCGTATGACTGCAGTGCCTTGTCGCTGCCAGCCTTGGTGAGGATTGTTTGTTCAGACCTGTCTAAATCTGGAAAGAAGTTATTGTAAAACTCATCTTCTGTACCCTGGTAACCAGCGGATTGGAACGTTTTATACAGTTCAGTTTGTGGCGTTGCCATTTCATCTTTATAATCCTCTGGCCGCTCAATGTAAGTAAGGCCAAGAACTTGCTGTGTTGGGCGTTGACGTTTTTCATTTAAATATTTAATTTGCTCACGAATATCCTGGGCCGAACCTGTGCGCAATGTTTCAACCACATACTGTTTTAATTCGTCTACTGTTCCCTTGAAGTCAGTCAAGCCATACCTTTGCAATACTTCCTGCCAGCTTGATTTGTCGTTTGGATCTAATCCACGGAGCATCTCATCGGCAAATTCTTCCGGAGTAATGAATTGACCGAAGACAGATCCCTGGCGCAAAGCTTCTTCTTTCAGAGAAGACAAAATGTTGTTATAGATTTGATCTTGGACCTTGCCTGCATTCAAAATATCTTCAGCCGCGTCATAACCCAAGCCTTGTCCTTTGATTTGAAAATGCATACGAGCAAAGGCATCTTTGTTTAGCAGAGCGACCTCAGCGATAGGCTTAGAACCCTGAGCCAAAGCACCATTCACAGCAGTTTGTTGCACATCATTTTTAATAGACTTAGTAGTCATAATTTCCTCATTTAGATTATGTAGAGAACCATTTCCCTACATGATTAGAATACCTCAACGGCATAGAATAGGTAACATTTCCACACGAGTTCCCACCGATTCACACCGCGAACAAAACGGCACAATGTCGCAGCAGTTCAGAACGTGGACTTTGGACGCTTCATTGAGCATTCCGATCATTGGAACAGGGTCTCCAGAGGGCGTGGTTACAGCGAGACAATATAGTTTGTATATCAATTCTGCCGGTGCTGCTGGTGCGATTGAGTACAGGAAGATGCTTCCAGATATCGGCGGGGATGTAACACAAGGATGGAAATTAGTGTAAGAGCGTGTGATGACGCTGAGGCTTTGGAGTATCTCCGAGACCCGTCTGTCATCAAGTTGCTAAGTGTAGACCCGCAGGGAATTGGATTAGACTGGATCACGCTTGTCATGGACGAGAAACTTTTGGTGGTAGCAAAGCCAGAAGGAAGTGAGTTAGAGATTCATGTAGCGTGTAGGTTTCGAGATCGTGGCGCAGTCCGCGAAACAATGAAGCAAGGGCTTGAATGGTTGCATGGTCAGGGCTTTTCAAAGGTGTGGACTACTGCACCAGATGAGAGAAAAGCACTAGGAAAAATGTTAGAATTTCTGCAATTCCGCAAGGTCGGAGAGAGGTGGGAACATGGGTATTGAAGCTGCTGTTTTGGGTGCTGGCAAGGCACTACTGGGTTCAACTGCTGCTAAGGCGGCGCTCGGTGCTGGTGCGGCATCATTGGCAGGTAGCGCAATGGATCGACGCGCTCAGGGTAAAGCGGTAAATCAGGCTAACGAAGTTGCTGCGGCTCGAACTGGTGCCGGTCTTGAGGCGCTTCGTCCTGCTTTCGAGGCGTCACAGAATGTGCGCCGTGAAGCTCTCGGCATGGGTTCCCAAATGCGTCAGCAGGGAATGCAGCAAGGTCTGGGGATGATTGGTCAGTTGTATGGGCCGACTGCGGATTTGATGCAGCAGGGTAATCTCTCTGCTCAGAGGATGATGCTTGCCGGTCTTCCGATGCAGAGGGCTGCAATCCTTGGTGGGAAGATTGACTACAGTCAGCTTCAGCCCCAGACGATGAACTACGATCCTAATATGCTTGCTGGTATATTCGGGCAGGCTCAGTTGCCGCAGGGTGATGTGACCTACTCCCCCTTCCCGACTGCTCAGGCGATGAGGTAATCACATGGCGACCCCTGCCGAACAGTTTGCCGCGCAACCCATTGATGCCCAGATGAATCAAATCAGGCTTTGGTTTCAGCAGAATCCAAGTGCCAGTGAAACCCAGATTCAGAGCGCAATGAATCAGTATGGAGTTGCCCCTAAAACGGTTGCTCTGGCGATGGGTAACACCAGATTGCCGAATGCTCCCGCTTCGATTCAGGTAGCGCAGTATCAAAACATCACTGGTAATAGATCAGATATTAACGACATCAACCGGGCTATTGTAGCTAGGAATCTCGGTGTATCTGCTGAAGAATTATCCGGTCTTGGTGGGATGGATTTAGCACAAGCTCAGGCTCTCACTGGTCGAGCAGCAGAACAGAATCCGCTGAGGGGTCAGGTTAGTCAGGATCAGATCAGAGCATTCATAGCAGCCAATCCCAATCAATCAAACGAACAGATTGCGGCGATGATGACTGAATACGGGGTGACTCCGCTTCAGCTTTCGCAGGCTACCGGTGTTGATGTAGGGGTAATCAATAGTAATCTGAATGCCGCTGTTCAGGCAGGCGCTGAAAATATCCCAACTGGTCTGGCTGGGTTTGAGCAGGCTCTTACGTCTGGACTAGCGACCGCAACGGGAACGCTTCAAGGCGCTGAGACCGCTGCAAGGGCTGATTTGACTCCAGCAATGGAAGAAGTGGCTCGACTCTATGGGTTGAATGTCGATGACCTTAGATCGGCTGGGCAAGTAGCGCGTGGCGATATAGAGCGCACCTACGGGCAGGCTGGAGGTTTGTTTACCCCCTACCAGCAGGCTGGTACAACGGCTCTCCAGAAGCAACTGGCGCTGTCTGGTGCGCTCGGTCAAGATGCGTTTAATGCAGCGTATCAGGAAAGCCCCTATATCCAATTCCTCCGTGAACAGGGTGAGAGGTCTACTCTATCGGGTGCTGCTGCAACTGGTGGTCTGGGTGGTGGTCGGGTACAGCAGGAACTTGTCCGCTTCGGTCAGGGTCTGGCGGGCCAGGGACTACAACAGCAGATACAGAATCTGTCTGGATTATCTGGTCAGGGGATGCAGGCTGCTGGTGCTGGTGCTGATATCTTCACTGGCATGGGGACTAACCTTGCCAACTTGGGTACGGGTACGGCTCAGAACATTGCAGGCCAGCGTCAGGGACTCGCAGGCGAGAGAAGCGCATACGGTGTGAATCTGGCTAACCTTGCTAGCTCCACGGGGGCGAATGTTGCTAACCTTCAAGCTCAAGCTGCACAGAATACAGCCAACCAAAGAGCAAGGGCTGGTGAGTTGCTGGCGGCTCAGATTAGTGGGACAACAACAAACTTAGCTGATCTTGCAGGCGCTCAAGGGACTAACTTGGCTAATGCTTTCCGCGACTTTGGCACTGCCGGATTAAATCTATCTCAGGGTTACACGGCAGAACAGATCGCAGCAATTCAGCAAGCAGCAGCAGATGAGGCTAACGCGCAGCAGAACTACGGTATCAATACGGCAGCAGCTTTGAGTGGTCAGCCGTTCATGCAGCAGCAGCCTTACAACTATAGCCAGGCATTTGGTAATGCACTTCAGGCTGGTGCGCTGGGGTATGATCTTGCTGGTGGTGGCAACCAATCGCAAGGCACTGGATTCATGCAGGGTATTTCTCCTAGCGCAAGAATGGTTCAGGGCGGTGGGCAACCAATTCCGCAGGGATATATCAATCCAGGAACTGGTCAGCCGTTTAATGTATTCAGCACTAACTTGCTCACAGCTAGACTCGGAGGCAGGCGCTAATGGCACAAGATATCGGTTTACTGCTTCGCGGTCTCGGTGCCGCAGTCTCTAATCAGGTTCCGCAGTTTCGCCAGCAGATGGCGCAGGAACAGCAAGACAGGATGCGCCAGCAGGAGTACGAAGCCCAGCAGGCGCAAAGGGCGCAACAAGTCCGGATGCAGAATGTTGAGATGATGCAGGCTAGACAACAGGCTACTGCTCAAGATTTGGATGCCGGTTTGAAAATGGCGGCCCGTGGAGACTGGGAAAGCATTATAGCTCTCGGTGAAGATAGGATGAGAATTGACCAGCAGTTGGGCGGTTCTCTTGAAAACGACATGACTCCCATGTTTGTGAATATGGCTCGCAGAGCTGCTGCCGGTGATGCGATGGCTGGGAGTATGCTTACGTCACAGTTGGCTCAAGGCGTTTCTGCGATGTATGACAGAGGTTTGTTGCAGAGGCCGGAGGTTATTGCTCCTAAGCCCATATCTGCATCTAACATTCAAATGACTAGCGAGGGGCCAATGGTTCCGATGCAACAGGCTGACGGGACAATCAAAATGGTGCCTGCGCCGTTTACGCCTGCTGCGCAACCTGAAGAAGTGCCAAAATTGTTTCAAGAATCAGGAGAATTGCGCCGAGAATTTTCTAGCATTCCGGTTGTTAGGGATTTTGCGCAACAATCAACTGCTATGGGTAGGATTCAAGCGTCTGCCGAAGAACCTAGTGCAGCGGGTGACATGGCGCTTGTGTTTAACTTTATGAAAGTTCTTGATCCCGGATCCACGGTGCGTGAGGGTGAATACGCAAACGCTCAAAATGCTGGCGGCATAGACGACAAAATCATTTCTACATATAACCGTATGGTTGACGGAGAAATTTTGACAGCCCCGCAGCGAGCTGATTTCTTAAATCGGGCGACAAGATTGTACAAGAGCGCAGAGGGTGGGTTTATGCGCACATACAACCAATACAAAAACATTGCTAATCGGAGAGGACTCCCGATTGATGATGTGTTGATTGACTACCGGCTTGAGACAATACAGCCTTCAAGTCAGACTAGGCGTGATCAGTCAACTAGCGGTGCAGAGCAGTCAATCAATTGGGCCGACTTGCCGGAGAGATAAAAATGGTTGATATAACTTTGCCTAGCGGGAAAGTGATTCGCGGAGTACCTGCGGGCGCATCTAAGCAAGAGATAAGGCGTAGAACTATCGCAGCAGGTTTGGCGACTGAACAAGATTTTTCACCAACGACTTCACCAAGTCCAACACCTTTAGAGCGTTTTCGAAGTGTTGACCCGATGATGATGGAGCAGGCTCCCATTGATCCTAGGGCGCTAGTTGGGGCTGCGGAAACTATTACCACATTTGGAACTGGAGCAATTGCGGAGCCTATTGCTGGAGCAGTAGGTCTAGCCACATCTCCTTTTCAGGGCATAGGGCAAGGTGTCAGGAACATTCAGGCAACCCGCCAGGCGTTAACTTATCAGCCTCGAACTCGGGCTGGTCAAAGAGCTGTTTCTGAAATCGGGCAAGGATTCCAGCCTGTTGCCGAGGTCATATCGCAGCCAAGCCAATATCTCGGAGAGCGTGGCTATCAATATGGTGGCCCGGTTCTTGGTGCTATTGGTCAAACTGTAATCCCTGCTGTAATGGAGATAATTCCGGGGGCCAGAGCTTTACGGACAGTGCGTGAAAGAGGAATGCCGGAGCCGTCAATGCAATCCGCGCCGGTCACTCCAGAAGCCCCTGCTGGACAGGCTGCGCCGACTACCCAAGCTGAACCAGAACTTACCCAGCCTACAAGGGAGGGTGTTGAGCAGGTTAATGTTGGATTGCAGGGGATAAGGCGCGGCAGGACAGAAGCATTAGCGTCACAAGTAATGCCAGATATGCAAATTATGCAAGATGCAGAAGCACTTGGCATTTCCTTGAATCCTGCGCACTACTCTACAAGCCGCGCATATATAGATATGGAAAACTCGCTCAAGTCTCGGCTTGGGACTGAGCTTGCTAGTAATGAAGAGAAGGCAATTCGTGATCTTGGCATTCAAGCAGACAGATTGATTCAAGATTTCGGCGGGTACACTGATCGCGATCTTTTGAATGCCGAAGTAAGAAGCAATTTTACAACAACAATAAAAGACTTGAAAACCAAATCGGACTACCTATACCAAGATGTAGTGGACGCAAGAATTCCTGCCGAAGTAAGGGTAACGCCAGAAAATTCGATAGCGTATCTTGAGCAGCAAAAAACAAAGTTGGGTGGAAATACAAGGCTGTTCAACCAAGCAGAAAAAGACTTGCTCAACCTTATAAAAGACCCTGATTCTCCTCCTACATATTTTGCACTTAATCGTGTGAGAATGAATATAGGTCGCGCCATGAGGGGGGAGGAGTCTCCATATAGCTCACTTGGAAGGACAGAACTTGCTCAGGCGTATGCTGTTCTTTCAAACGACCAGATGAACGTGGCAGACGCTTTTGGTGTGGGCAATGATCTGCGAGATGCGAACGCCTTGGTAGAAAAAAGAAAGCGTATTGAGGATTCTTCTATTGATATTCTTGGCAAAGAGCTAAGAGATTCAATATTGCCGAAGGTGTCGCAATCGGCAACTGCTTTAACGAAAGGCGATACAACCAAGCTGTCAAACCTGATGACTGCATTGCCGGAAAATCTGCGTCCGCAAGCTGCATCGACATTGATTGGTGATCTTTTTGTTTCTGGTGGTCGCCGGTCTACAGATATGAGCGCGGGATTTGTAAATGTATTCAGGGCGTTGGACAGGAACAAAGCCGCTAAAGATATGCTATTCTCATATCTCCCGCCGGAAGCCAGAACTCGCTTCGACATGATCGGCAGAGTTGCCAGCGGAATCTATCGGGCAAAGGGTCTTGAAAACGTATCCAGAAGCGCAAGAGACGTAATTGCCGCATTAGAAAGTGGTGGCTTGCTTGAGCGAATTTATGGTGTAGGCAAGAGGGTAGCTGCTGCCGAGGGCGTAAGCACAGGCGTTGGTATGCCGGGCATGGGAACCGCTGTAACTGTTGCAAATGTTATTGCAGAGAAGGCAACACCAGCAGTAGAGGCCGCTGATTCTTTGCTGGCATCTCGGCAGTTTGAACGGGCTGTCCAAAGCTATGCCGCTGGCGCTGCTAACCAAGCAGAAAATGCGCTGAAGAATTCACCCCAATATCAGCAGTGGTTACGCTCTCAAAATGCTAATATACGGGCCGAGGTTTCTGCTATTGGGTTTATACCTTGGCTTTTCCAAACTAATGAGGAAGGAGAATAACCTTGGCTCGCTTCGGTTCGCTGGATACACAATACTTTGACGATGCTGGTAATCCGCTCGTCAGTGGAAAGGTCTACTTTTACGAGACGGGAACTACGACTCCGAAAGCTACCTATGCCGATATTAACTACAACATTCCGAACTCCAACCCGGTAATCCTCACTGCTGCTGGCCGTCAACCCAACATTTTTTTCGATGGTGTGGCGAAAGCTATCCTCACGAAGTCAGACAACACTCAGATACTTGTACGCGATCCTGTAGGGGATACGGCTTCGACATTTGGTAACGCCTGGATTGCATCGAAAGACTACAACGCAAACGATGTTGTTCAAGGTTCAGATGGCAACTTCTATGTTTCGCTGATTAACGGTAACGTTAATAACAATCCAGTTACTACTTCGGGTTCGTGGACGTTCCTGTACTCGGTGGAGTGGAATGCTGGTATCACTTACAAGGCTGGCTCGGTAGTCACTTACGATACGATTGTTTACCAGTCACTTCAAGATGCTAACTTAAACCAGAATCCGTCTACGATTACAGCTTACTGGGTTCCGATTCAATTGGTCTGGAGCGCGACTTCCACCTATGCGATCAATGCTAACGTGGTCGGAACTAACGGTGTTTTGTATACATCACTCCAGAATGCCAACACGGGTAACTCCCCTGCTAGTTCTCCGTCCTGGTGGGTTGGTACGTCTGCTGCTGCGGCTGCTAGTGCTAGTGCTGCTGCTTCATCGGCTAGTGCCGCATCTACGTCTGCAACCAACGCTGCGGCTTCTGCATCTACTGCTACGACTCAGGCAAGCAACGCTGCTACATCAGCAAGCAATGCTTCAACGTCTGCCACCAATGCTTCTAATAGCGCGTCTGCTGCGTCTACGAGCGCAACTAATGCTTCTAACTCGGCTACTGCTGCTGCTACCAGTGCAAGCAACGCTGCGGCTAGTTACGACCTATTCGATGACAGGTATCTTGGTGCGAAAGCATCTGACCCTTCTGTAGACAATGATGGCAATCCACTTGTTACTGGTGCGATGTATTTCAACACGACCAGCAACACGACTCGGATTTACAATGGGTCTGGCTGGCAGGATACGGCAGCGATTGCGACTAGCATTAACCTTGCGACTCAGGTAACTGGTACTCTTGCTTATACTAACGGCGGTACAGGTTTAACTACACTGGGAACGCCTGGTCAGGCTCTAATAGTTAATCCTGGCGGCACTGCATTACAATATGGAAGCGCAGGCATATCAACAGGCAAAGCCATTGCGATGGCGATGATTTTCGGATTCTAGGAGCTAACCAATGGCTAATCCCAACATAGTAAACGTGGCAGCAATCTACGGTAATACCAGTACCACTTTGCTGACCAGCACCAGCGCGACCAGTATCGTTTCAAACGCTGCATCTAGCGGTAAGGTATTTAAAATAAACTCGCTGATTGCTGCTAACGTAGACGGCACCAGTGCTGTTGATATCACTGTCAACCTGTATAGCGCAGCGGCTCTTGGTGGTACAGCAACCGCTATTGCTTCGACAATCTCTGTACCGGCTGATGCTACGCTCATTGTGACGGATAAAACCACTAGCTTCTACCTGCTGGAAGACAAGTCAATTGGAGCTATTGCTGGGGTGGCTAACGACATTGTTATCACTTGCTCATGGGAAGAACTGAATTCCTGATAGGGGTATCCCATGTCCATGCGATACAAGGGCGGGATTATATCCGCTACTCCACCAGCAAATAACACTTCTGCCGTCTGGACACTGAAACAGCAATTCCAGTTTGTTCGAGTGGACTATCTGGTTATCGCTGGTGGTGGTGGTGGCGGTTCATCATTTGCCGCAGGCGGTGGCGGTGCCGGTGGGTATTTAACAGGTAAGATATTCCCTACTGCTGGGGCTAGTCTGACGGTTACTGTTGGCGGTGGTGGTGCAGCAACAGCGAGTGGTACAAATTCGGTTTTCAGCTCATTTACTTCCATAGGCGGGGGGCGGGGGGCAACACTTGCTGGAACGGCTGCGGCATCTGGTGGTTCTGGTGGTGGCGCAAACTATAGCAGCGGCATTACTGGCGGGGCTGGAACATCAGGACAAGGGTTTAAAGGTGGCAATACTGCTGGTTCATCTGGTTCAGGTGGTGGTGGTGGTGGAGCTAGTGCAGAAGGTGGATTTGGTTTTACTGCTGGCCCAACGGCAGGCGCTGGTGGAGCTGGTTTAGCCTCTGTAATCACCGGAACATCAGTAACTCGCGGCGGTGGTGGTGGCGGCGGTTTTCAAACTGGCTATGCAGGGAATACGCCTGGTGCCGGAGGTGCTGGAGGCGGCGGTGCTGGTGGTGCATCAAATGCAACGGCACCTTCTGGTACAGCGAATACCGGCGGCGGTGGTGGCGGCGGTTCTGATAATTCTGGCGTAGGTGGTGCTGGTGGTTCTGGTGTTGTTATCCTCAGTGCTACAAAGCCCGCCGTTTCAACAACAGGTTCTCCCACAGTGACAACCTCCGGCGGCCAGACCATTTATACCTTCACTGCATCCGGCACGATTACGTTCTGAGGTTACATGGCGCACTTTGCACAAATAGATGATTCGGGCACTGTGTTGCAGGTCATCGTGGTTCATAACAACGAACTATTGAATAATGGCGTAGAGTCAGAGGCCAAAGGTGTTTCGTTCTGCCAAGCACTGTTCGGTGGCACATGGGTTCAGACATCCTATAACGCCAACATTCGCAAGAACTATGCAGGCATAGGTTATACTTATGATGCCGGTCGAGATGCGTTTATTCCTCCGCAACCGCATCCATCGTGGACGCTGAATGAGGCAACCTGCACCTGGCAATCTCCCGTTCCAATGCCGACTGATAACAAGCCCTATCGCTGGGATGAATCAACACTTTCTTGGGTGGAAATAGCATGAGTCAGCAATATCCCGGCGGGATCATCACCAAGAACGCAGTTGTCCCAAGCGGGCCGTATCAGGATAGTTCGGCATCTGGAGTGTGGACTCTGGATCAGGCGTCTCAGTATGTTAAAGCTGGCAACTGGCCCACATTTGGGAACGCGAATCCCAATCTGTTTATAGAAAACCTATTCTCGACTTGGCTTTATACCGGCAACGGAACTTCGCAAACCATCACCAACGGGATTGATCTATCAACAAACGGTGGAATGGTTTGGATGAAGTGTCGGTCAACGGTTGCAGATCATGCGCTGTATGACACGGCTCGCGGGACGACAAGAGACCTAGCCAGCAACACGACTACAGCACAAACCACACAGGCAACCGGACTCACTGCTTTTACTACGTCAGGGTTTACCATTGGAAGTTTGGCTAAAATAAACTTGAACGCTTCTACGTTTGCGGCGTGGACATTCCGCGAGCAGCCAAAGTTTTTTGACATTGTGACTTGGACGGGAAACGGTGCGAACCGCACTATTCCGCACAACCTTGGCAGTGTTCCGGGGTGCATTATTGTTAAAAGAACCAGCAGTGCGGCTAGTTGGACGGTATATCATAGAAGTCTTGCCAATACACAATATCTGGCTCTTGATTCTACTTTGGCGGCAATTACTGATGCCACTGTATGGAATAGCACCACCCCAACATCCACGGAATTTTCAGTTGGTACAAGTTCTAACGTAAATGCCAATACCTTTACCTATGTAGCCTACCTATTCGCCCACAACGCAGGTGGCTTTGGCCTGACGGGTACGGACAATGTTATTTCGTGTGGTAGTTATACAGGCTCAGCTTCTGCAACTACAAGCGTTACTCTAGGTTGGGAACCGCAATGGCTTTTAGTCAAAAGAACAGATAGCACCAGTACAGGCGATTGGTATATTTTCGACAATATGCGCGGTGTCGTTACCGGAGGTAGTGAGCAGACTCTTTCAGCAAATACTACCGCCATTGAAAGCAATGCACTCGGCGATGTAATTGATTTCAACGCCACAGGATTTGTAGCCACTGGCACCACAGGAAATCTAAATAGTAGCGGGAGCCCATACATCTACATCGCCATACGCCGTGGCCCGATGAAAGTGCCGACCAGTGGGACGAGTGTGTTTAGTCCTGTTGCTCGTTCGGGTACTAGCGCGACAGCAACTATTACTGCTCCCGGTTTTGCACCTGATTCAGTGTGGGTGAAATCCAGAAGTGATGCCTATGGTTGGTATGATTGGGACAAGCTCAGAGGTGTGCCCGCCGGAAGACTACAGTTTAATACTACTGGCGCTGAGCCGGGCAGTAGCTTTGACATATTTACGGCGTTTACCAATACAGGCTATACATTAGGCCCGGATACAGCATCAAGCCAAGTCAATGCATCTGGCTCTACATATATCAATTATGCACTTGGCCGCGCCCCCGGTTTTATGGATGTGGTGTGCTATACGGGGACAGGCGCTAACAGGACAATAAATCATAACTTAACTGTTGTGCCTGAACTGATTATTGTCAAAGGTAGAGATATAGTTGCTCCGTGGGAAGTGTACTGTGGCGCACTAGCAAACACGCAATATCTGGTATTGAACACTACAGCAGCAGTAGCAACAGGCGCAACCCGTTGGAATAGCACTACTCCGACAAGCGCCGTGTTTAGCCTTGGAACCAGCACCCAGTTAAACACCAGTGGGTCAACGTATGTAGCCTATCTATTCGCAACGGCTCCCGGCGTGAGCAAGGTTGGCTCCTACACAGGCACAGGCACAACACAAGTCATCAACTGCGGCTTTACTGCTGGATCACGGTTCGTGATGATTAAGCGCACTAACTCCACGGGTGACTGGTACGTCTGGGACAGCGCAAGGGGCATAGTAGCGGGTAATGATCCGTACCTCTTACTTAACTCAACAGCGGCTGAAGTCACCAGCACAGACTATATAGACACGGCTGCGACAGGGTTTGAGATCAGCAGCACAGCACCAGCGGCAATCAACGCCAACGGTGGTTCCTTCATCTTCCTTGCGATTGCGTAGAGGTAAACATGGGTTACAGAATCAGAGAGACTAGCGAATACATCATGACCGAGTTTGGTCTGCGCGAGCATTTCAAGGGCCAAGGCAAGGTGCCCAGTCCGCTGACTACTGAGTGGCTTGAGTCCAAGGGCGTCGATCCAGTATTTGAAGGCCCGCAGGCTACTGGTGGGACGGTGTATCAGTACAGCCAGTTTTCGGGATTGGAGCAGGTTGACGGCAAGTGGTATACGAAATATATCATTGGCCCTGTGTTCACTGACGGCGAGACAACAGCCGCAGAACAGGAAGCAGCTTATAAAGCTCAGAAGGATTTAGAGTTTGCCAAGACTGCTCGTGACTCGCGGGACAACCTGTTATCAGAATGTGATTGGGTAATTGTAATGTCTCTGGAAGCAGGTCGAGCTATTCCTGCCGAGTGGGCTACCTACCGTCAGGCACTGAGAGACCTTCCGCAGCAGGCTGGATTCCCTGTTACGATAAACTGGCCTGTTAAGCCGTAAGGAGTCGTTGTGGACTACCAAGTGCTTTTTAACCTAGCCGTGACTGTTGCAGCTTTCTTTGGTGGCTGGATTCTCTCTCGCATTTATACCGCGATTGATCGGCTAGACGATGAGGCTCGGAATATGCCGAAAATCTACGTTAGCAAGGATGACTACCGGGAAGATTTGAGAGAGATAAAAGAGCTACTTGGTGCCATCTTCAAACGTCTGGATCACAAGGTAGACAAGTAATGCTTGATCCAATCACGGCTTTTGCCACTGCCTCTGCTGCTTTCAACTTCGTTAAGAAGGCGGTTGAAGCTGGTCGTGAGATTGAGGATGTAGGCTCGCAATTGGGAACGTGGTTCGGTGCGTGTGCGGATTTAAAACAACACGAAGAGGAATCCCGCGATCCTCCTATCTTCAAGAAGCTGTTGAACAAGGGTTCCGTTGAGCAGGAGGCAATGGAGAACCTGATGCGTAGAAAGAAGATTGAGGCTCAAGAGAAGGAGCTTAGGGAACTCATTGTCTACCGCTTTGGTGTTGAGTCTTATAGGGAGATGATGGAAGAGCGAAAACAGCTCAGGGATAATAGAGAGCGCGCAGTTGTAATCCAGCGTAGGCGCAGGGCTAAGACTCTCCAGAATGTAATTGCTGTTGTTTTAATTGCAGGAATTTTTGCAGTACCAGTTGCGGTATCAATGTGGTTACTTGGGAAGGTTGAATAATGTTAACTCTACTGTCTACGCTCGCAAGTTTTCTGACCGGCGGTTTGCCCAAACTACTTGAGCTGTTCAAGGATCGTGGCGACAAGAAGCATGAACTTGAGATGATGCGGATGTCCGTCGAGCGCGAAATGCAGATGGCAGAGCGTGGTCTCGTGGCCCAACAGCGGATTGAAGAGATCAGGGCAGACGCAGCAATAGCTCAGGCTGCAGCTTCTGAAAGACTGGCGCTATACGAACACGACACCGACATAGGTAAAGGCGCTCCCAAGTGGGTCATTGGATTGAGAGCATCAGTGCGCCCGGTCATTACCTACTGCATGTTCTTCATGCTCTGCTTGATCAACGCCTTTGGCTGCTGGTATGCAGTTAAACAAGGGGTTCCGTTCTACGATGCGTTGGGTGTGCTGTGGACGGAAAACGACCAAGCCTTGTTCGCCTCAATAATTGCCTTCTGGTTCGGCTCACAGGCGTTCGGCAGTGCGCGTAAGTGATGCAGGAAAGCAGCTCATCAAGGACTTCGAGGGTGTCCACAGACGCCCTTACCTTTGTCCTGCAATACTGTGGACGGTGGGTGTTGGAAGAGTCCTGTACCCGGAGCAGAACAAGCTCAAGATACCCGAACGTAAAACGTACCCGCTGAAGCCTGAGCATGATATACAGTGGAGTAATCAGCAAATTGATCTTCTGTTTGACGCAGATTTGCTTAAGTATTCGAGCGGTGTTCTACGACATTGTCCTGATAGCGTTACTAGCCAAAGCCAGTTCGATGCCTTGGTTGCCTTCGCCTTTAACTGCGGTCTTGGTGCCCTTCAGGCTTCTACACTACGCCGTCTTTATAACGCCGGGGACATAGAGGGTGCAGCAGCGGAGTTTCCCAAATGGAACAAGGGAGGTGGCCGAGTGCTACCGGGGTTGACAAGACGTAGACTGGCAGAGCAGGCGCTGTTCCTGTCCTGATTCCACAAATCAGGCCATTCTGAAAAGCTGTCATTTGTGGAAAGCAATAAATCCTCAAACAACTGCTTTACTTCTGTAAACTCCCTGCTTTATACTACGCCCTGTGCAATCCCGCACATCAAGGGCTAATAATATGAACTACAAAGAAATCTGGCAGAAGCTGTCTGCCATTGATTGTACTAATCACGTTGAGAAAAAGAACGGATTGTCCTACCTTTCGTGGGCTTGGGCATGGGCAACGCTCATGGAACATTACCCAGAAGCTACCTTCAGCTTCGAGCCAGAGCAGACCTTTCCTGATGGGACGGTGATGGTGTTCTGCACTGTCAACATCGGTGAATGCTCGCGTTCCATGTGGCTTCCGGTAATCGACAATCGCAATAAAAGCATCTCAAACCCTGACTCATTCGCCAGAAACACGGCGCGTATGAGGTGCCTTGTAAAGTGCCTCAGCCTCTATGGATTATTTTCGTATGGGTACGCTGGGGAAGATTTGCCTCAGTCCGAACTCGAAAGACTCTACTCACCGATCAGCGCAGAGCAACACGCCGAGTTGACTGTTTTAATCTCTCAGCTTGATGGCGCTATTGATATGCCTGCCTTCCTGAAGTTCTTTGGGATCACGGTTCTGGCCAATCTCAAGCAAAGTGATTTCCAGAAAGCCAAGATGGCGCTGGAGAAGAAACTGGAGTCGGTAGCATGAGAATCATCAACGTAGAGCAGAGGTCGCCAGAATGGTTTGCAGCAAGGCTGGGGGTGCCGAGTGCATCGAATTTCGGGAAGCTCATTACACCCGGAGGCAAGAGATCAACTCAGGTAGACGGTTACTTGAATCGACTGGTCGCTGACATTCTCACCGGACGTTCAGAGCAGCAAGAACCGAACGAAGCCATGCAAAGGGGTACTGAGTTAGAGCCTGAAGCTCGATCCTATTATGAGTTGATTGCAGGCCCGGTCGAGGAAGTTGGGTTCTGCGTACACGATGACGGGTTCGGCTGTTCTCCAGATGGGGTGGTGGGTGATGGTCTGTTAGAGATCAAATGCCCACTGGCTCATACGCATGTTGAATATCTGAGAGAGGGAGTTATTCCATCGATCTATATTCCACAGGTGCAGGGTCAGATGCTGGTTATGGACAAGCAATGGTGCGATTTCCTGAGCTACCATCCTGACATGAAGCCCTTGCTGGTAAGGGTGGAGAGAGACGAGAAGTTCTGTAACACGCTTCACGAGGCACTGAAGGAACTGGTGGATAACATCAAAACCAACGTGGAGGCATTCAAAAAATGAGCATGTTGGAACTGATGTACAAAGAGTGGTTCGGAGTTGAGTTCAGGGAAGAGCCGGAAGAAATAAGGCATCTGGTAGGCGAAATATGGAACATGGCACTACAATCGGTAAACAGGCAAACAATTTTACTTTCCTATGACAACGAGGTGATTTAAATGGCTAATTTCGACAACACTAACACTGGCGCTATCTGGGGCAATAAAGACAGAAAGACCGACAAACATCCTACTCATACAGGCTCTTTGAACGTCGAAGGAGTTGAGTATCGGGTATCGGCATGGGTGGGCGATAAGAGCAAGAATCAACCTGCACTGTCTTTCAAGATACAGAAGAAGGAGCCGAAGCAAGAACAAAAGCAATCTGCACCTAAGCAGGAAATCGACAACTCCGATATTCCTTTCTGAGTATACTTTATGCATCTAGGTAATCAGCTTCGAAAGTACATCGAAAAGAACTACTCTACCAAGTCTGACTTTGCTCGCGCCATTGATTGCAGTCCGCAGTTGCTGCATTCCTATATGAGACGGGAAAACATCAAGTATTCAACAATCGTTCGTATTGCTCGCAGCATGGGCATGGAGGCGGCAGAGTTAATGGCTCTGCTGGTTGCCTGTGAGTGAGGGGTTTCAATGGATAGTAAACTCTGATTTCTCTTTGAAGCAGTTTAGGAACTTCGCAGAGGAGCATTACAACAAGCACAAGTATGTCATCTTCACTTGGCGACACGGGAAACAACGGACACCCAAGCAAAACGCGAGTCTCCATGTCTACCTCAAGGAAGTGTCAAAAGCACTGAATGATGCCGGGTACGACATGAAGAAAACGTTGAAACCGGAAGTGGAAATACCTTGGGACGATGATGGGATGATGGCTAAGGAGCATTTGTGGCGTCCGATTCAAAAGATCATGTTGGACAAGGAATCCACTACAGAACCGGAACGGGGTGATTATGTGAAGGTTTATGAAGTGTTAAATCGTCATCTTAGTGCTAAGTTTGGTATTAGCGTACCGTGGCCGGTGAACAATGACGCAGATTGAATCTCAGATGTATGATCTCGGAAGGCAGGCCAGGAGGGCTGCTTTCCCTATCACGGCTTGCAACTTGTCTATGCTCGACTGGAAAAGATCGTGGTGGGTCGCTGGCTGGCACGATGAAGACATGGAAACCCCGGAGGATGGGCGTGAATAAAAAACTTTATCGCAGAGATGAACAGTCGGTGATTAGCTTTAGTGGTGGCAGAACTTCAGGGTATATGCTCTGGCGAATTCTGGACGCCTACGATGGAAAATTGCCGGATCATATCAAAGTCTGTTTTGCGAACACCGGAAAAGAGATGCCGGAAACGCTAGATTTTGTCAGAGATTGCGGCAAGCACTGGGGCGTGGAGATTGTATGGTTGGAGCGTTACGCCACAAAGCTGGACGAGCAACAGGGCCGCAAAATTTACGATTACGCCACCAAGCAAGTAACGCACGGAACGGCTGCGCGCAACGGCGAACCATTCTCCGCTCTCATTTCAGCCAGGGGGTATGCGCCTAATCCGGTCGCAAGGTTTTGCACGGTAGATTTGAAAATCAGGGCTATTCGTGAGTACATCGAAAGCATTGGGTTTGAAACTCCATTTACCGCATACATCGGCATCCGAGCAGATGAGGCAAGGCGAGCCAACAAGATGATTGGCAAGGTTGAATCAGGGCAGGAGCCTTATCTGCCGCTTTTCCTTGATGGGGTCACCAAGCACGATGTAATGCGGTTTTGGCAGGCGCAGCCGTTTGACCTGAATCTGCCAAACAACAACGGGACAACAGACTGGGGCAATTGCGATCTGTGTTTTCTGAAAGGCGCTGGCAAAAAGTTGGCGATTATCCGAGAGCGCCCCGATCTTGCAAATTGGTGGGTTCAGCAGGAGGCCAGCTTAAGCAAAGAGGTTGGCAAGGCGGCATTCTTTAGGTTGGATCAACCCAGCTATGCCGACATGAAAATCATTGCCACAGATCAGGGCGGTATTGATCTGGGTTTTGATGAATCAATCCCTTGTTTTTGTGGTGACTGATGAATTCTAAGAGCAGATGTCTCCACTGCCGGGAGTATTTCGGAGCAGACTCTGTTCTGAGGCTCCCGGCAGGCTCCTTTTGCTCACTGCAACACGCTGTCGACTATGGCAGGGCTAAGGCTCAGAAGTCCCGTGAGAAGGCCCAGACGGCTACACACAAAGCCCAGAAGGCTCAAGTAAAAGCTGGGGATATCCGGCATCAACATAAACTTACTCAATCCACTGTCAACCGTCTGTGTCTTCTGTTGGATCAAGGGAAGCCGTGTATCTCATGCGGGAGACCAGATCAGGGTGGTAGGATGCGGAACGCCAGTCATTTCAAGTCGAGGGGAGCTAACAGCTTTCTGAGGTACGACTTGCGTGGACTTCATGCCTCTTGCGTCCCATGTAACCTATATCAGTCCGGGAACATTGAAGGATACCGGCAGGGGCTTCTAGAACGCTACGGGAGCGCGATTGTCGAATATCTTGATACTGCCCCAAGGGTAAGGGCGTGGACGGCTCCTGAGCTAATCCAGATGCGCTCTGAGATATCCGAGGAAATCAGGCGATTAGAACGTGGCGAATCCCCTTCTCGGAACTGGCGACAAATTGTTACAAACTAAGGGCTAGACAGTTTGAAGCATACGCTTTACAGTTCCGTCCACTGCCAAGAAATAGGCAGATTTCTGAGGAGCTGTAATATGAAACGAGCGATAAATACTTTCCTAGCCGCCGCCTGTGTATACATCGTCTGGCTGTACATCCTGATCGAACTGGTTGATGGGGTGCTGCAATGAATCCACTAGACCGAGCAGAAGGCATTAATCAATCTCATGGATCACCCTTTGACCGGGGCGCTGCTGACTCTTATTACCGTAGGGGCCGGGTTCCACACAAGATGGTTGGCAAGACGATAATCTGGTTGAAGCCGGATTCACAGGAGTGGATGGAGTACATGGAAGGCTACGATATCAACGAGGAGATCGGATCATTCAAGGAGTACGAATAATGGTGCTCAAGAAAATATCCGATCATTTCTGGATGCTCCAGAGTGATGACGGGCTGGTCAAGCTCACTTGGTTCGGCGCAACCAGAGATGAGGTAATGGGCAGGTTCAACGCCTACATCCGTTCGCTGGATTTGGACAAGATCAGGTACAAGCCGAGGACAAGCTTATGATCCGACTGCTAACCCAACTGACCATCACCGTGTTTGCTATGTTAACCATCGTTGTTTTTTTAATTGGAATTATTGTGAGGATTGTATGATCGAAAAACTAATTGCTGACTGTACCCAATGGAGTGAAGACCGGCTGATATTCAAGAATGGCCGGAGGGAAACCCAGTA